AAAAGATTGATCAGGACCCATAGAGGGCATGAAGAATCCCTTGGCCGCAGTTCCAATGGTTGACAGGCCCTTCATGAAGTTTGCAGCCCCAAAGTCAAACGCCCCAGTCGCGCTGGTGAACGCACCAGTCATACCTCCCGCGCCAAGCATGGCTACTCCAGCCCATATGGCAGCCGCAAGCACAACTTTGGGAAGGACCTTACGGACAAATTTCTTTAGTCCGCCGCCTATTTTCTTTACGGCTCTTCCGATTGATTTTACAATACCGCCCATAGTCTACTCCTGTGGGACAACGAATGTGTCTCCAATTCGTACAGCCCCCATTCTTTCATAAAGTCTTTTAGTTCTGTCGGCATCGCCAATACCAGATGTAATGCCCACCATGATTTCTTTTACTCCGGGATTATCTTTAGCCCAACTGATAAACCTACGCATCAACTTAGCGCCCCATCCCGTACCTATCTCTGTAACATAGAAGAATAAATCCGTGGCTTGTTTCCTTCTTGAATACCACAGTTGATGGGTAACCCCTATCAATGTTCCTTCTATCTGCCCATCCAATTCAACTACCAGAACAAAATGTTCAGCAGATAAAATACATATCTGCACATTCTTTCTTATCGTTTGAGGGTCTAACTTAACAAACTGGGATACGGATCTGCTATGCGCCTCCTTAACAAGATCCATGATCCCGGAGATATCCTTATTCTCTGCTTTTCTTATCAACTCAGGATTGGTATCGCGCTAATGGATTCATATCCTCAAAAACCTCTTCTAATTTTCCAGAACGACTTGGAAAGTTTATATCGTCCCTGCCAGCCAAAGTTCCATATGCCGATATCTGCTGTTGCGCTAGAGCAGAGCTCTCTTTCATTAGGTTTAACTGAAGTGTCGCTGTGTTGTCTATCTCTTTAACCATCAACCCATAAACGTAGTCATTCGCCTGTTTTCTTTGATCGTTTGTCCACTGCGTATTCTTCTCTAAGTTGGCTATGAGATTATCAACGTGTTTCGAGCCAATATCAGTCGCCAAACGAATAACAGCGTCCTCAACTGACCTCAAAGCAATGGAACTATTAAGCATGCCGCTGCCTCGTTTAGCCAGCCTCTGCATAGCCGCAGTTCCTGCCGCCTTCATCAATGGGCTGTCCCTATTTACCAAATTAGATATAACATTAATCAAGTCCATCTCGTCCGTGAGTGTGGCCAGATTGAATGGCTGCATTCCGCTAATTACAACACCACTCCCACCTGTCGTGGTATCACCACCCCCGCCAGTGTCTGTGGGTTTGAAGTATTTTTTTGTCCAATGATGACCAGCGGCTGGAGTAATCCACGTTCCCTCCTCACCATCTTTTGTCCCCGATTCTTCTTTCCATCCTTCCGGATAACCATGTACATCCACATCGTCTATGCCAACCTCCGGCCCCCTTAACTTAGAGGCACCACGTCTGTATACATCCGTGTATCCAGAGGAACCGGACAGCCAATCTTTATACTTCTGAGTATCCTGCGCGGTCTGAGTAGAGGCAACATCTTTTTTCATTTGCGTGCCAACACTTGGAGACCACGTTTGCCCCTCCGTTCTTTCATACGCCTGTTTTGCTCTCCCGGTCTTTCCTAAAGCAATCCAGTCTTTTGGTGAGCGTGCTAATTCTGCTGCTGTTAATCCTTTAGCCATCCCTATCTCCTAACGCCCAATGGCGTGAAGTCCACGATTGCCCCTTGGAGCGTAATCGGCTTATCATAAATTGAACTGTTGCTAATAATCAATCCCATGTTGGTTCCTATCCCGTTTATCTTTACTCGTTGCGAAGCAAGCACCGTAACCCCTGTGCTGCTGTTACTTATATCTGATTGATTCCAAGCATCCGCCGTTACGGAGACAGAGTAACTGCTGGAAATAGGAGACGATGGGGGTGTAAACGTGCCACCGAAATCATAATCAGGCGTAACGGTTAATGTGGTGGATGTATCTGCGTTGATCTCTAGGTTTAATTCTCTGAATCTCTTCCTAGACCCCGGAGAATCGTAGTGGTAATACGCGCTTCTTACGAATGACCCCACCGTGTCCCCATCAAAGCTCGTGCCAGAATCAAATCTTCTGACATAGCCATCATCAAACCCACCATATAAAACCTCAAATCCATTAGCATCTTCAGCGGATGCCGTGCATTTAACTTGGTGAGCCAGTGTAAATGGCATCAAACCCTGATTCTTTTTGTTGATGAACGTCATTTCAACCCCAGTCTTGTCATCAAAAAATAATCGGTATTGATTCTTTCCTCTAACTCTCAAAGAACCAACGGTGCTGGACTTCTTGCTTTGTATATAGGGGTCAATCTTATCTGAAGCCACGGCAGACTGGAAGTCACCAAAGTACTGAACTGTAAAGATCGAAGTAATGCCCCGATCATCTAGGAAGAATGTTTGATCCATCTTCTGAAGAGTGTAGGGTATAGCGCCCGCGCCCGCATGGAACTTTCTTAATTCCCAGTCAGCCGCAGAGGTTCCATATAACATGTACGCATCGTTCCTAGTGAAGACCGACATCACATTGTTAACCTCTGTAGAGAATCCACTCACATCATCCCCAATCCCAAGTTCTGCTGCGCCAGTAATAGCATTCCATACATTCGGCGTGACAATACTTGAGTGCTGTATAGAGCCATTCGGGTAAGAGAAGAATAAATGCTTCTGGTGCGCAGAAATGTGTTGAGGAGTGTCTGTCTCCATCCCAGTTTTAAGTTTTATGAATGTCGTTCCATCCCAAGAGAAACCATTATCTACCGTATTAACTCCGTACATTGTAAAGCCAGTAGTTTGTCCGCGAAAGTTATAATTCGTAAACTCATACGTGCCGCCGGGGTTAATAGTCTGCGCATACTGTGTTCCATCAGCCACCGCAACAGTTACATTGCTGGGCTGACTGCTGCCATTCACGGTGGCATGATCAATACCATTAATATTGATGGCTTCACTTGCGGTCCAAGTTCCACTATTATCCTTTACTGATATATAGCCAGCAGCATCACCACCATCTATCGACCCGCTCGATATAACCACGCTTGTAACTGTAGCCGTCTTTCCGGAAGATGCCCCAACTATAGCATCCCCCTCTGATATTTCTATTGATCCAGAAGTAAAAGCCAACAATGGCATATTAAGATTTTCGTTATCGGAGAACGTTCCAGTGATATTTGTGAGGACCATAGCGCCAGCCGCGCCAGTAGTCCATTCCCCATAATGAGTAATTCCAGCCAGATCGCCTTGCGCTCCACTACTGGCACCAACAATAGTTGTGGCTGTTCCTGCATCACCCGGTATTGGCTGACCATCGGCGGTTGTCCCGTCAAAGTTTAATGCAGTTCCAAGATCTACCTCTGTCCAACCTGTCGCGGTACTCTTATACATACCGGCAGTTGCACCACCACTCTTATTTCTGAAGGCATATACATCTCCATTAAACACCCACACCCCCATAACATCTCCCTCGCCGGGAACAATATTGATGAGGGCTCTCTGATCCTCAATAGCGGACTGCAGTTCCGAAACAAGAGATGCATCTACTGTAGCGTCTCTTAATACTGGAGGACCATATGAAAGGCCAGTAGCAAGAACGCCCATTAACCAACTCTAAAGACTGACAACTGGCCGTAGTGCATTTGGAAATTCTCAGACCCTGCATCGTTATGCTTTACTTGTGCTGTAACATCTGTGTAAGTAGTATGTCCAGTGGTATCGATTATTCCAGAAGCAGATACAGTATTTTCCAAGGTAGCAGTTGATCTATAAACAGCAGCATCAAACCCAGGAAATGTAGCAGAAGCTCCAGTATTAGCAGTTGCAATTCTGAACGTCCATATAACGGTGTCTGAACCTGTCTGAGCAAAACTTATACCAAGGTTTACCATAAAGAATCCTTTATCATATATCCTGATTCTATCGTTAGCAAAATCAGCATCTGTTCCTACGGTAGTAGCAGCCACACTTCCTGTATCATCTACAGCGTCAGCCCCCGTGCTTCCTGCGTTCCAATCTATTACCGCAGTTGTAGCAGTTGCTACTGCTTGAGAAGCTGGAGTGCCTGCCTTAGCACATATAGTAGCATAGCCGCCCATCCCTGACTCTGTGAATTGCCTGACCATCTGAGCAGTAATGGCGCCAGTAGTATTATTAGCAAAACTGGTGCCAGTCAGAACTGATCTTTCTTTTCTTAACGCTGTTGGTGTTCCCATTATCCGTACTCCACATTAAATGCGCTTCCAAACGCGCTATCTTTATTTAGAAAAAACATAGTTTCTCCATCCTCCAGTGTTCCTGTTACAACAGTAAAGTATATATATCCTTCTGCATCTGAAGTAGAGAAGGACCCCGCCTCATCATCGCCTGTTACATCCTCAATACTCACTTGCAATATTGAACCTATAGCCCCACTCGTCTCTCCTTTTACCAAGTCTCCTTGGGAAGGAATTTGCATATCAAATGCAGTGCTGAAGGCGCTGTCAAATACAGAGTCCCTAGCAGTACCAACAGTAAAAGGAATCCTATAATAGGTAATCGCAGAAGGTAAAGTCTGACCATCAAATCTTTCATAGCCATCTATTCTTCTGTAACGACCTCGAATATCAATTTCAAAATTATTAGAAGCAACTAACTCACCCGGCTGCAAAGCCAAGGAGGGATCTACCATATTTACTCCACCCTCAAAGGGGAAGTAAGTAGATTGAAGTCTGCTGGGTTTTATATCTCTGTTTCTTAACTTGCTCATTCTGGGCGTACCACAAAATTGAATGCATTTTGGGCGGAAGAGAATCTTCTATTCTTCTGCGAGGGGAGTTGATCTGCTTCTAGTTTATCCAATAAGTCTTCAAATTCTGCTAACGCGCCAGCCATAATTTCCGGGGCATCTTCATTCTCCGCGTAATACATCTTTGCCCTTGCTGTAATTATCTTATGGAACCTCGGAGGTATAGCGGATATATCAGCATCAGCAGTCATAACAGTTGGGGTAGCCCAATACTCTGCTTGAACAACAGTTGAAGAGCTAGGTGTTGGATAAAAATCTAATGTATTATCGGGATGATAAGTAAAAACCTCTGGAATATCTTCGTCAACCGTTCCATATTTATAGTTTTCCCTGTATTCATTCCACGGTTCATACTCCAAAATCTGATAAGACTCTGACGTTGGGTCCCAAACTACAGAGCCAAGCTTCCAATTACCTAAGTCATCTGGAAAACCACCCCCCGGTCCAGTGCCCGTATTAGTTGACATCAAAGTAGCAATACCTTGACTGGTTGTCATGGTTGCAGTAGACCAAAGGTAATCCCAATCAAACCACCTACTCTGTATATCTTGATCTGCTTTCGCTACATAACGAACCACAGCATTCTCTTCTTCAGAGAGAGTAGTGGAATCCACAGCGGCTGGCCCTGTTCCGGGGATACCAATATCCCTAGCCATGTCTTGACATAAAACTAAATATGTGCTCATTTAAGATTTCTCAATATATCCTCTACTACATTTTTTGGGTTTATTTTTGCAGCGCACATTGCACCACCAGTCTCTTTATCTCTATTACACGTACTAAATCCATAATGCATCTTGTGACATGGGAAACAGTAATCAGGATAATCTTCCGGTCCTAACGAAGTAGTATTTCTCCAATGTTTTGACAAATTCTCGTGAGATGAATGCGACAATAAAACTACCTTATGACACTTCAATGTAGATGCTGCATTTAAAACACCAGTTTCTGGGCCAACCACCACATCACACACATCTAAAAAAGCAAGCGTATCTCTAACAGACCACTTACCAGATTTTGCAACAACTCTTTTTTCTTTCTCCCACCCTACTTCTAATAATTCACAAAGGCCATCACCCACAGTTACAAAAGATACATCTTTTCTATCCATCAAAATCCTAGACATTACGGCATCTGTCCAAGGATAAACCTTATGAACAGATGAACCAGATAAAGCCCACAGAATTACATACTTTGATTTAACTTTTTTACGTCTTCTCTTGGCGCGTCTTTCTTCTTCATCGGTAGGATAAAACTTAGGGTAAAATTTATGCGGAAGGCCAGCAAGATCATGAGTCCTTTCCATATAATTCACATTACATTTTTCATGAATCTCTTCCTTTGAAAGGTTATAATATTTACTAGCCGATACCATAACTCGCTCTCCACGAATTTCTTCCTCACGTTGAGGAGTCAATAAGAGAGAACCTTCTATTGATTCAGAAAGTTGTACGAATTTATCAAAGCACTGAGATAAATTCTCCCAATACGGAGTAAGTCTATCATTAGGAACTTGATCTGTTTCTTGAACTAAAAGTTCATCAACATTAGGATCACTCTCTAATATTTCCTTTCCCCGCTCACTAACATTTACACAGACACGGTATCCTTGTTCCTTGAATAAAGGAAACAAGGAAGAGACTTGTATCATGTCCCCCATTCCGCCGTATCTTACAACGCAGACAGATTTCTCTGTCCTTTTCCCTCCGAAATCAGCGAGGGTTAATTCGTCCCATTCCTTGGACGGTAGGTTTATTATCTTCAATTAAAAGTCAAGGTTCCAAGAGCCAACCATCTCTCCCTCAACATTTGCCATGTTGTTTGAAGCCTTTTGCGCTCTCACGAACTCGTCAGTCCTCTCGTCGGACATGTCGTCCATAGTGTAATAACCACGACCTGCTGCAGTGGAATGTCCATATGCCTCTTTAGGAGACACAGGGACAACTCTACCACCCACATAAGCCGTGATCATGTTGATTTTTCCCGCCATAATTCCTCCAAAGGAAAGGGGGGCCGTAGCCCCCCGACCTTATTAGTCAGTCAAAAGTAAATTTACCACGATCCGTGGAAATAGACTTATGAACAACACCCATTGGCAATTGATTGGGTCCGTGGGAAGCCAAAGCAAGAGACGCTAAAGTCTCTCCACTTACGTTTTCCAACGAAGACAACCCGTTTGCCGGGATTTTACCGCTTGCAGTATGCTGCGCTTTGGTTAATTTAGCCATATGACCTCCTTAATACCATTCGACTTCAGCGTATGCATAACCCTTACCAGCAGCCGTGCCAGAATCAGTCGCCTGAACATAGGTAACTTCAATCTGTGTATCGGTAGGAAGAGCTTCTACAAGAACGCAATTAGAGTCGTCTTGGTTATTCCAAGTATCGGTAGCTGCAGTACCATCAGCGATTTCTAGCTGACCATAGTAGTTTGGATCACCAGTCGTGCCAAGCAAAACTTTTCCAGTGATCGTATCATCTGCGAAAGTTTCAGTTACATGCACACCGATATTTTTCAAACTACCCTGCTTACCACTTGGGCCTTTAAAACTCCAAGCAGTACCAGTGCCAGCAGCAAAATCAGTTTCTACCGTATCTTGGTAGATATACTCTCTAGGATCAGAATAACTCATAATAATCCTCCTATGCTGCGCTGTCCCAAATCACAATACGTGACTGGGCTGCTTGTGTGTGTACGATACCGAAGCCGCCTAGATAGTACCAAGCGATGCCACGATCACGCCCATAGTCACCCGGGATTTTACCCCGCATTTCTTCTGGGACTGCAACCGCTTCAGCAACAGTATCCTCTCCAAAGAACACGATCCAGTCAGACAAACCATTCGTCCACGCAGTAGCCGCTGTACCAATGCTACCCTTCGCTTTGAATGTTTGCTCAACAAACCGTACTCCATCGTACCGACCAATTTCCCCATTCATGATCATACGAAAACCCTGATCAACATACTGCTTGATGGATTCAATATCATCTACGAATGCGCGGAAAGTTGTAGGCCATGCAATGCAGTAATAGTCGTCACCCGTATAGGCGGGAATATTACGCTCTTTCATGGTATCGACAATCGACTTCACATGTTCTTTGCCCATCGCTAGGTTGTTCGTAAGCGTGGCAGTTCCGTTTGTGGTCAAGGTGACCGCAGACGTATTGGTGCCAGCAGTAGGAACAACTCGTAAAGCTGCGCTATTAAACTGTGCAGAAGCAAGATTATCGAAAGCCTTCTTGGCATCGGTCTTCAACACTTTCCTAATTACTTCAGCCACGGGCTGCTCAGAAAGGTCATCCAACTTACCAGTCCACGGAACGCTGTTACCAGCCTCCGTAATGGTCATGGTTCCCTGAGAAATCGTGAAAGAAGTTTCCGGAATAGTATTGGTTTCAACAAGTGTAGAACCTTGGGTTCCAACATCGCTGAACACGTTCCAATGGAATGTATCGCCTCGATGCAAACCTTGATGGGCTGCATCTTTGACATCACAGAACTGTCTAAACTTGACAATAGGCTGTACTGCCATTCTTAGCTGACGGCTAAGATTTAAGGCATACATATAACCACCGGAGGTGTTAACTGACCATACTTGTCCAGCCATTTTTACTACCTCCTAATTGTTATAACATTTGGCCTCTAGATTCCTTCATTTCCTTGATGATATCTGAAGTGCTCAAAGGAGCGGGTTCATCTTCACCAATCTTTGAGGAGCCAGTGGCCGCCTTTGGGTTTTGCACAATTTTCTTTTTGCGCTCCACCCTTTCGTTTTTATTTGGGGAAAGAAATTCTTTCGCCCATTGTCGCGTCGATTCAGCAGCCTCTTGCATAATCTGTTTTGGTGTCCAATCGGGGTGTTCCTCGGTAAGGGCAACGGTTCGATTATCCGCGACTGCGCGCAACTCAGAAACCCCAGCAACATCTGGATACTCGCTATCAAACCACTTGACTGCATCTTCAAGTGACTTCTGGTAAGCCCATTGCTGTTGTCTTTGAGTCTGCGCTCGCTGCTGCGCTAAGGTTCTACCTAGAACCTGTTCAACAACCTCTTCGACATTCTGGGTAGCAGGTTGACTGCGCCCCCTGTGTCCCAAGGCTTTAGTAAACAATTCTGCGGCTTTATCCGCATCATCTTCATAAAGGGCCTGATGATACTGTTTAATTAAATCAGAATCACTCTCCCCCTTCTCTGGAACCGCGTCTTCCGATGGCGGCACTTCTTTTTTGACCTCTTTGGTCTGTTGCTTTTGCATATTCTGAACATACGCATTAAGTTGAGCTTCTCGCTCTTGAACCTTTCTGCCATATTCAGCGGCTTCTTCAAAGCGTTTTTGGGACGCCTTGTCTTTCTGGTGGGATGCTTTTAGATCATCAAATGGTACTTGTATATCCTCACCATCAACTTTTATAGTGGTATACCACGAGTCTCCATCTTTAAAAAATGGTGAAGACTCTTCCTCAACAGATTTTTCTTCTTGTGGTTCTTCAGACGCAAGAACATCTTCCACTTCCTCTTGAAATTCTTCGTCGCGTTTAACGGCGATTGCATCCATTGCTTTTTGACGCTCAGATACATACTCCTCTTCAGAGATTTCCGGTTCAGTAACCTCCTCAGCATCGTCTCTATATCCTTGCGCTACTTCTTCTTCAGTTGCATCCACTTCTGGGGTAGCATCTTTATCTGCCATTTCTCAGTCTTCCTTCATGTGTCTCCCGCCTCTCTATATTTTGCAATCGCTTCCGCATTATCTCCATCGGTTATTATCGCATCCAACCAATGGAGTAACTTTAGCGGGGTAGCGAGATTGTTTGAGATTTTGCGGTATTGTTGAAGTTCTTCCTCTGAAGAACCCACCCACTCCTGCATTGCCATCTTTTGAAACGCTTCAATACCCTCACGGTAATCACTGATAGCCCTTCCTGCAATTGTCAATCCAGTAGGAGTTCTTATAAATTCTTCTGTGGCGTGTCCTATACGGACCCGTTTGATAAGATCTTCAGCGTTCAAATCGCTGGGATTATAGTAATCCATTCTTACCCCACAGCAAACGGAATCTTATTGTATCTGTCTCTTTCAATGGTTCCAGCCTTCCCTCCGGCTCGTATTTCTAGCTCTCTCTCTATTTCTTTGTCGTCCATCTCACTCAAGAGAGCCTCTCGTTGAAGCAACAATTCTCCGCGTTTAGTCACAGAGTCTTGATGCTTGATTTGCGCTTCTCGAATATCAGTTTGTTGCCCTATTAGCTCTCTTTGAAGATCTGCTTGAGCCTTAATTTGAGCAACTTCCTTATCACCAACGGACTTCACTTGCTCGATCTGCATTCTTCCCTGCGTCTTCTGCTGATCTGTAGCAATTATATTCTGAAGTTCTTGTAGCGCTTTCTCCATCTCAGCCATCCTCGGATCTTCTTCCGCATCCCACAGAATGAATCTTGACCCATCCTTGAACCCAAGTTGACCGAATATTTCCTTTGTTAATTCTGGCAAGTTTATCTTTTCCGCAACACCCGGAAATTGTGCCAATGTATTAACACCAAATAATAAGTTTTGAACTCTCTTCATTGGATCTGTCGCATTCAATCCCACGTTGACCTTTAACAGAACATCCTGCCGGAGCAGTTCATCCATCATTTCATCCATCTTAAATTTTGCAAACTGCTGTTGCGCGGCTTCACCAGCCACAGACAGGATGATTGAATCTGTCTCGTAGTATTGCTCAAGGCGTAAAAGTTGCTTGAGAGTTTTCTCTACCCATGTATCGGCAAAAGTTCTGAGCGTGTACTCAGCAATAGTGCTACTGGAGCCAGCAAGTAAGTTCATCCCACCCACTGTCTCATTCAAATTCCTAGCACCCTGAACAGTTGACGTTGAGAAGTTACCCTGCAACTCATCGAAGTCCATATTTATTCGATCTTGCTCTGCGTATGCAGACCCAGTAACATCTCTAGTTTCAACAATCCTCACATCTGTATCAGGATCATCCATCTCGACCGCGCCACCCGGAACAGATCTAAATAATGCATCAAGATCAATGTTCCTATCACGGCGTATATGATACCGCTTATTCATGGCTAATTTAACATTATCGAACCGCTGGTTCCATATATCATTAGCCGCCGCTTGAAGTTCTTCTGTTAACTCCACCGTTCCTGATGGATATGTCTTGTGCGCCTCTAGATTAACAGCGCCCATCACATAAGGACGCTCCTCATCCCTTAGCCAAGGAAACATTTCCCTTAACGGTTTAGCATCTGTGAGCATGACCTCTGTGCCAGCGGTAAAGTAACAGTGGTCTACCCCATCCACCTTAACAATATTTTTGTGTACCCAAATTATCCAAAAATCTTTTAGCTCCCCATACTCTGCCTCATTCTCTTTGGGGTCCATTCTAGGTTCATCTCTAACCAATCGAGTAGTATTGTCCTGCTCGGACTGATCAGTTGTAGAAAGCAATTCCTCATCAGTGACATCCAGCCATTCCCCGGACTTGATTTTTTCCCTTACATCCTGAAGATACATGGGAATAAGATGAACAATATAGGGAGAAGACTTTATTGGATCTGCCCAATCAGCCGCCGGATCAATTCTTATATTTTCCGGGGAAATAAGCTCTATAACTGGACGATCCTTTATAGCTGTTATTTGCTCATGAATCTGAGGCTCACCCTCCTCATTCATGATGGGCTCATTTTTATTATCGACCTCTATGTAAGACTCTTTTGCCTCATGGAAGTCCCAATACTGATGAGATATACACACACCCTGAACAGCCGCATCCTGCAAAGCGGCTACCATTGTTTGAAACCAAGGAATAGTATTGGTCAATCTGTATTGCATGATAGACTGAGCCACGACTGCAGCCGCAGCCTGAATTTCATCATTAGAGTTTGCTGGCTCAATACTAACTACATCTTCATTCGTAAAGAATGCAACGGTCATCGCAGCTTGAAGATTCCTTACAGCAGTTCTAGTCTTAGGTCTAAAAAACTTAGATCTCTTTTCGTACGCTGAGGTGTTATATTTAGAACCCGGAGGATGATTACTATTAAATAAAGATAAACTCTTTTCCCATTGAAATCTTAAATTAGCATCTAGGTAATCAGTAGAACCATCATAAATCTGTCTGGCTATCCTAATCCACTTATCCTCTTTTGGCGCCTCCGATTCAATAGTATTGACTGAATCTATCCCCACATTAAGGGGCGGTTGTGGATTCATTAAAGACATTAAGCAGTCCCCGGACTAAAGTCCCCATCTAATTGACCCTTGTAATCCATCGTAAGGTCCATGTATCTTTCTTGATTAAACCCATTGGTTTTTTGCCTATACCTCTCTAGAATCTCCCCCCCCGCCAATGTAACTGCTCGGTAATCATTATCAATCTTATCTTCGTGAAGAACAAATCCCCAATTACCAGACAAAAGCATGGACTTTACTGTAACAACTCCATCCATTACATGAACAGCCCATAACCATCCGGGATATTTCTTGTCAAGATGCTCTGCCACGTTCTTGGCAGTTGTATGATCAAGACCTGTTCTAACGTCCGCTCTTTCGATTTCCATACTTTATCCTTTTCTTGGGCTTATAAAAAACCTTATTACCATTATCAAAAACATACTGCTTTACTGGTGCACTCAACTCCGGGTCCACTTTATAACACAACTCTGACCAATTAAACTGGGTTTCTTTCTTTGACATTATATTACCTGCACTGATGGTAAGAATTTTGGCGCTCTATGCTGTGGATCGGGCTGCTGTCCAGCAAGAACAAGTTCTCCTGTAGTTGGATCAAAACTAAATGTATGGCCTATAGTGGGTCTAGTATCTACAAGGCTATTCCATGTTTCTGTGGCAGAATCCCAATCTCCAACCCAGTTATCCCAAACAACTTTATCGGGATTTAGGTCTAAAGTACCCGCGCCCGGAAAAGCCATATGCCCCGCAAATGCATAAGGTATATACAACGTAGTAGTCATTGACGCTGACGGCACATAATACAGCCGTTTAATATCTACGTCTGGGCCGAAACCAGTTATAGTTAAAGTAGCATAACCGGGAAGTTCATTTAATCCAACAGTGACCAACGGAATACTTGGATTAGTTTCCCAATCTGTTGTAGCAGCAGCCCAAGTTCCACCATAAGTTTCCCAACTATAAGTAGAAATAATCTCCACTGCACCAACAGAGGGAATTATAACTGTGCCTAAACTCCTTTGCGGTATATGACCAGTTAAAGTTAAATCTGCCTTTGCAGGAAATTCAGCCTCACCCTCCCATGACTCTGTATTGGAGTTCCAGTCTCCTACTGCATTAAACCAGTCACGTGCCATTTTTTATCCCTCTAACCTTATCCTAAATTTGTCTCACGTTACAAAGAAGTCATTTGCACGGCCAAAGAAACATTGCATTACTCAGCAAGATCCCAAGATTCTGTATCTTCATTCCAAGTGTGAATACCAGAGTCAGGGTATGGAACTGGGGAATTCCACTGACAAGTGGTTTCATCCAATATCCAAGAGGGAAATGGTTGTGGCGGAATAAATGCATCTAGTGTTGGGTTGTAACTATATCCTATACCAGCATAATTCTTGCGGAATGCCGTACCCTCATCTGGTGAATTTGAATTTGCAGCATAGTGAACGCCTCCCCTAGTGTTATAGGAAGTCTGT